GAGGCCGGGGTGGGTAGATACGTACCTATCCCATCTTAGCGATTTTCCGCAAAATAGTATTACTTTGTAGTTGACTTTATGATGACAGTGTAATACTCTGTAGTCAGTGAGGATATTATGGAATTCAAGAGGACGCCTGAATGGGAATTGGACCAGATCATCATGAAGCCGCCACTTTGGTGGACTTGGGACAGCGAGGATTCTGGAACTCTTAGCGTAGATGTGGTAGCGAGAGCCGACTATGAAAGACTTCTCGAAGTGGCTAAGAAATTACGTAGGGAGTAGTCATGCCAGTGATTTCCATACGAGTGAGTGACGAGTGGTTGGCATACGTAGACGCCGAGGCGGAGCGTTGCCGGTGGAAGCGGAATGCTGCGGTGGTAAATCTTACGTGGGACGGGTTGGAGGTTCGTGGAGCTTTAGGCGAGCATCCTTCGGATTCAATAGAGCCTCAACCTGCAAATGGAAATGTTGGCCTGAATGCGGTCATGCACAAGGATAATCGCCAGTGCGCGATCAATCCACTATTACAAAATTTGCCAATGATTGCAGTGGACAAGGAGAAGCGGGATGGGATTATCGCCGGAAGAGTGCGTAATGACGTGGCTCCTGGTTTCTCTGATCGAGAGGGCCAACGGGCGGCAGATGACGGGAGCGGAGGCGTGCGAGTTCATAAAGCTCCACGGGGAGAATCTTCACCAAACGGTAAAACTTCTGTCTCCGATGGTTCAAGGCCTTGCCCGTCCTGTCCCCGTTGCGGGGAGTCCAAGGGTGTCGTTCCCTGGGGAAGCGGGAATCGGTGCCAAGAGTGCAAAGTGAATTTCTGAGGGAGTTGCTTTATGGGGTTACCGATTCGAGTCAATGATGCACCAGAGGGGGTGTAAGGGATGAGCTTCAGGGATGATTTTAGGAGACGTTTGACGGAGGATTTGATGATGAGCGACGAGAATTACGTAGTACCGGAAGGGATGTTGGCGGCGGTGATTGCGTACATGGGATGGGATGAGCCTAATGAAGACCAATGCGCAAATCGGATAGGCGTTGAGGTCAGGCGTATTCTCGAAGTGGCTATCCGCTGGCAGGACAGCCACTTGCCCAACGACCGTCTAGTTAATCCAATCGGCCAGACCGCCGAATCTTACAATCAAGGCTACGCGAAAGCAATCGCGGACCTGCGCCGGATGTACCTCGCACCAGAGCCGGAAGTGCCAGAGGAGATTAAAGACTTGCTATTGAACGAGGACGCCCCTGAGTTCTCCCGCCCAACACGCAGATTTTTCAATATCAATCTCCTCGAAGCCTACCGGCGCGGAAAGGAAGGACGTTGATGGCAGAGCCTATCGGCAAGAACGGCTATACCCGGCGGGAACTTGAGGTGGCGATCTACGGGTACGAGTTGACGTTGAAGCGCCACGAGGACGCGGCGCGGGAGATGCGCAAGACACTCAAGGGACTGAAAGAGAAGCTGGCGGCGATGAAGGAAGGTGATACACTTCCAGTGAGGTGATTTATGGCATTGTTGACTGTGACATTAGGGGCGGGAGCTACGAGATTTACTGCTCTACCCATACGTGCAATGCAGTTAAAAGCCTGGCAGGGGGCGTCGGCATCGTACATTGGAGACTCTTCGGCAGTTGCCACAACTACAGGAATCCCTGTCAAGGTGGCATCTCCTACAGCTGACCCGACAATCATCGGCCCGTTCACCAGCGGTGCGATCAACCTGAATCAGTGGTATGGAATCGGGACTGCTGCCGACGTCATTAACATCCAGTACACGCCGGAGGAGTAATGGTCCGCACTCCCACTGATACCTTGATTGCTGCGATGGAAGAGGCTGGCGAGGCTGTGTGCAGTGCATGGTTATTCTCACGACGGCTGACGGGCATCTTTTGACGTTTGGGTCCACTGACCAGCGTGTTATACGCCTGGGGATGCTTGAGGCGGCGAAGCAGTGGCTAGTGGTTGACATGATGGCTGAATCTCTTGAGGGCAAGTAATGGAACTCGAAGCTATCCATGCGAAATTGCTTGCCGTGGGGCAGGAGTGCGTCAGGATCATCAATACGCAACCGGGGTGCGACTTCATCGTGTTGATCGGAAAACTACCCAACAAGGGATGGCCGCGAGGAAAATGTATAGGAAGCGATTCGAGGGGCAGATTTTACTCGTATAAGGCAACGCGAGTTCTTGCGAAGATTGTTGCGCTTGGCGTGATGACCGTCGAAACAAGATTGAAGAAAGATGGCGAAAAATGAAATTTAGAAAGAAGCCTGTAGTCGTTGACGCTGAGCAATGGCGAGACTCGTTTCCCACGCCAAACCGTGAGGGTGTTTGTCTCCAGTTCAACTGCGGTGCTAATACCGCTCTTCCGCATATCCATACACTTGAAGGCGTTATGTTTGTCCGTGACGGCGACTGGATAATCCGGGGTGTAGCTGGGGAATTCTATCCTTGCAAGCCTGACATCTTTGAAGCAACTTACGAGGCAGTCTGAATGGGAAAGCGCGAACAGCCGGACGTGCTGGCGCGGCTTGTCGGCGCGGACGGCAAGATCGACCCTTCCAAGGCTGTCGAGACTGCTAACTCTCTAATACGTATTAGCTTGCTTAGAATGAATCGGGTGCAAGACCCGTTTGTAAGGATCAAGAACAAGTACGGGCGTACGCCTCGCAGACGGATTCTCAAGCCCGGCGAAAAATGTGGGAAAACAAGAATCTCCGTTTGCGAATCAATAGCTCATGCCATGGGATTCAGGCCGTGGCTGAGAAACGATGATCCAGATTACAAGATTTCGATTCGTGTTCCCAACCAGGGATTTATGGGTTGTCAGACGATGGCTCAGTCTGTGTCGGCTAAGATCGAACCGGAGCTTGCCATGCTCATCCCGGCGCACTGCGCACCGGACTGGAAGCGGGATACAACCGGGGCGTTGAAATCGGTCACAATAAAATACGATTTCGATGGGCGGTTGTGCGGTTCCACCCTCCACGTCCGGTCGTATAACCAACTCGCGGACACGTTTCTAGGCATCGACTATGACCACTACGGATGGGATGAGCCGCCTCCGCACGATTTGCTGATTGCGGCCGAGCGCGGCAAGGTCACAACAAATGCACCTTCCTGGTTCGCCATGACCCCGCTCTATGGAGCGCCCTACTTCTACGATATGTTTTCCGTGAAGGCGTTTAACGGGGGCGGGGACGATCAGGAAATTGCTATTTTCACCGGAACGACCTGGGATAACTGCCAGGATTATTGCAGGCAGTGCGACGAGTACATCCCGGCAAACGACCCAGTCAACATGGCCGACCCTCACGGGGAGCGCCCGGTAAACAACTGCCCCAAATGTGGGCAGATCATGGGGTTCATCCCAAGGGCAGGCATAGAGGAGTACGCCAAGCTATTTACCGACCCAGAGGAGTACGACGCGCATATAGGCGGCAAGGAAGGCCACCTTAGCGGGCTGGTGTACAAGACGCTCGACCGGGCGGTGCATCTCTACAAGGACTTCAAAATACCCGCCGATTGGATGAGAGTAGAGATTGTGGACCCACATGATTCCAAACCGACTAGGTGGTTATTTGTTGCGGTCAGCCCGGAAGATATTCAGATTGACGGAAAGACTGCAAATAGAGGATATTGTTACACTTACCTTTTGTTGGATGGAAGTGTAAGCGAGATGGCTCGTAAGGTCAAGATCAAGAGGGCTGAGCATGATTACGCTGAACCGGCCTTTGTGGTCATGGATGCGAAGTATGGAGCCAGAGAGCACAAGACAATGGAGGGTGCCACTTGCTTTGAAGAGCAATTCTCCAATGCTGGAATAAAAAACATCCGGCTATCGCACTCCGATCCAGGGGACATTGCGACTGGTCACAAGCGCGTCAAAGAATATCTCACTCCGCACTACAGCAAGGCTCAGGCGAAAGAGTTTCCCGGGTTGATGTTTGCGGAAGATGGATGTAGTGAAAATCGTGGGCCTATTCAGGATTTATTCAACTATCAGTGGAAACCGGGAACCGACAAGCCAGAGGAGGGGTACAAGGACTTTGCGGACTGTGTCCGATACTTCGCCTTGGAGCAGCCGGTTTACCAGCCGCCGAACGAGAAGAACGATTTGATCGCTCAATTCCTGGCGGCACGCAACGAAACGGATTACAACCCCCTGAGTTACGGTTTACGGAGCGCCAATGCTTGAGATAAAACCAGTCAGCTACGCGGAAATACTCGATGACGCTAGGGGACAAGAACTGATTCGAGCCTATGCTGCCTCATGTATAGTTCCCGATGCTGAGCCTCAACGCCAACTCTACGAGGCGATGGAGAAGGCTGGAATTATTCATGCCTTCGGGGCTTACGTGCGGTCTGATGGTTTAACCGCTCCTTTGCTTGTAGGCTTCGCTTCGGTAATCTGTTCAACCATGCCGCATGATGGGCACCTTGTCGCTACCCTTGGGGAAATGTTTATTGATCTTCCATACCGCAGCACCGATGCCGAAGATTTGCTGCTCTCTGCTGTGGAGAAGGTTGCCGTCTATACAGGTTGCCGGTGCATTATCTGCCTAGCCCGAACTGACAGCAAATACAGTAAGAGACTATCCCGGCGTAAGGGTTTCAACCAGACCCACTCTCAGTACACGAAATGGTTGAATGGGTATGGAGGTAGGGCGTGAGCGATATGATTACTTTGGCCCCTCCACTTCCGTCTATAATTCCCGCCCCAAGTACAACCATGCTCTCCAATCTTACGAACTTGCAAACATTCCTTCTGTCCCTTCCTCCGTCTGTTTTCCAGCAAATAGATTTGCCCACGGAGCATCTTCTGTGGGGTGGAATGTATGCGCGAACAGTTCGACGCGAGTTCGACTCGGTAACAATCGGATCGCTCATTAACAAGGCTACTATCTTGATTGTCAATGGGTCTTGTTCTATGCTGATTGAGGACCGGAGGGTTGATCTTGAAGGGTATAACGTGCTTGCTGGTATGCCAGGGCGAAAGTCAATGTCGTTAGCCCGTGGGCCAGTGGAGATGACGTTAATCTTCCCAACTTCGGCTTCTACTGTAGAAGAGGCGGAGAATGAAGTATTTGCCGAAGCCGATCTGTTGGTTTCGCGTCGAGATGAGGACAGTGGTACTATAACGATTACAGGGGGGTAGGGATGTCAGGAGCGACAATTTCGACAACAGCGGCCCTACTTATATCTGCTGGCGTCGCCGCAGCGGGGACCGCATCTGAGATGATCTACTCAGCTGTCAGCAAGCCTTCCGCGCCCGTAGCTCCTACTCAGGCGCAAACCAACGAGCAGACGGCTCAGGCGTCCCAGGCGTCGGCTTTGGCTCAGGCTCAGGCATTGACACAGCGCCGGGGTATGGCAAGCACGATGTTGCAAAGCCCGATGACAAGCGGTAATGCTACAGTAGGGAAAGCGACATTGGGGGCATAATGGCTTCTGTCGGTCTAGCCACGCCATATATGGACTCCGGGGGATATGCACCCTCCCGGCTGAATGATCGTTCCGCCGACAATAGGGCGAAAGATGCCCAAAAATACTTACAAGTCCTTGCACAAGAAAGACTTCCGTGGGAATGGATGATCGATCAACTTATTGCCTACGTGAATCATGGGCGTAGGTCTATACAAGATAAAGACTTATGGCCAGGACAACCTACCGGCCAAGAGATTTACGATGATTCCGCCATGCTGGCGTGCAGCAAGTTGGTTGATGGGATGGTAGGGTATCTCTGCCCTCGCAATCAGCGATGGTTTGCGCTGCAACTTCCCGGCGTACTGAATTTTCCACGAACTTCCCGGATGCGAAGCTGGACCGGAAAAAGCGTTGACTCCTATCCGGAGGTTCAGAAATGGATGCAGAATTCCCAAGACGTAATGGAATCAGCGTTTAACCGTTCTAATTTCTACGACATTAACACCGAGTTCATCCGTGATGATGCGTCAACCGGAACGGCTCATCTGATAATCGAGGAAGACGTGGCGGCGGCTAGGACCGTTTTCACTGTTCCTCATTTTCGGGAGTGCTATATAGCTGAAAACCGATTTGGGCAGGTCGATACAAATTATCGTGTCTACAAAATGACGCTCCGGCAGTTCGTTCAACAGTTCGGCATGGAAGCGATGAAGAGGGCGGACGATAACTTTGAGAAGGATTACGAGAGCAATATGCACTCGGAGCGCGAAGTTCTCCACGCGGTCTACCCCCGAAAAGATTACATGCCTGGGCGCATCGATGCGAAAGGGAAGAAATGGGCATCCGACTGGGTTTATCGAAAAGGCGGAAAGATACTCGAAGCATCAGAGGGCGGAGACATGGGAATCTCGATGCTACACGAGGGCGGCTACGACTCCATGCCCATTATAACGACGAGGTGGAGAAAGAATTCGGACGAACTCTACGGGCGGGGACCGGCGCATGACGCCTGGGTCGCCATTGCGTTAGCGAACCAGATGGGGAGAACCAACCTGATTACGGCCCAGAAGGCGGCTGAACCGCCCCTGGCTGCGTATGAGGATCAGCGCGGGAAGGTTCAGCGGGGGCCAAACGGAATAACATTTATCTCTCCGAATCGTGGTTCTATTCGGGACATCATGCCTCAGCCTCTTACGACTGGAGTCCAGAATCTTCCGTTCAACATCGAGTATCAGGGCAGGGTTGTACAGATCATTAATGAACATTTTCATTCCGACATCTTCACAATGCTGAGTCAAATCGGGCAAGAGAAGGGGATGGGAAGGCCGGTAACAGAGCAAATCTCTGAGATGCAGAGCGAGAAAGCGGCAGTTCTGGGAACCCGCATCGGCAACCTGCAATCGGAGGCTTTCAATCCCATAATTGCGCGGATGTTCGATATTGAGGCTCGCGCAGGACGCATTCCCGAACCGCCGCAAATTCTGTCTGAATCTATGCACGAAGGTATTAAGATTCAATACCTTGGGATGCTGGCGCAAGCTCAGAAACACGTTAGCGAAGTGCGTTCGATTCAGTCTGGTCTAGCTCTTGTTCAACAGGTTGCGCAGATCGACCCGCTAGTGCCTCACTATATCGACAGCGTAGACATACTCCGTCATGCGTGGGATGCGGTAAGTGCGCCAGCAACAGGGATTCTGAGTGACAAGGCCATTGCTCAAATTCGCCAGATGGCGGAAAAAGAGCGCGAGAAACAGCAGCAGATCGACAACGCGCCCAAGATTGCGAAGGCGGCGGCGCTGGCTGGCAAAGCGGCGGAACCGGACAGCCCTATGAGGACGATGATGGGCGGCGGTAAGGAGCCGGGAGAATGATCGACTACACTCCGCAAAAAGACGCCAGACAGATTGCCACAAAGGAAATGCGGCAGAATTATCGAAACGTGTTTGGTTCGGCTGAGGGGCATAAAGTTCTTGGGGATATACTCTCCTTGTGCCATTACGGGGTTCCATTAACCAACGACGTGGAGCGGATTGAGTACAATGTTGGTCTTGAGATTGCGCAGATGTGCGGGTCAGAAGAGGCGGCAGAGGCGTATGATTCATTTATGAAAGAACGCTATGCCGAAAAGGTTTAGTGATATGATGAGCGAAGTGGATTCCCTATTGGGAATTGTGGAGAGTTGAGATGGCAAATCCAAGTCCAACGTATAGCGGTGTGAACTTGCCGGGAGCGGATGCTCTGCGAATTCCTACGGAGCGATGCGGGTTTGTCGCCAAGCCCACGCAAACACAACCGGCAGTAGACACATTCGGCGAACTCGACCTCGGCGGGATGGGCGCAAGCACCATCACGCTCAATGCGCAACAGGCTGGGGCATCTCTTATCACCCTGACTCCAACTGGGAATGTGATTCTTGTGTTCCCCACGTGCCAGCCTGGGGCCTCGGTGTTCGTCCAAAACCTGGGCGGGGCCTCCGTAACCGTCACTTGCGAAGTGAATGGCAACACGACCAACACCGCTGTTGTCACCTACGGCAAGATGGGAACGGTAGTGCATACGGGGACCAACGGCGGAATGTATTTGGCAGGTTTGACGTAAAGAGTTTGGTTTTTCACAATTCGGGTCCGTTGAGAGTCCGGCGGGATTCAAAGCGGCGCAAGCAAGACCATGACGGCTATATGGAGCCATATCTCCTGTAGCCGTCATTTTTTTGGCCCGTACTTTTTTGAAGGAGTAGTAAATGCCAGAAGCAGCAGTTGTCGAACAACCGGTAACGGAAAACTCGACGGGCAACCAGCCGCAGGAAAGTCTGGGATGGCGGTCGGCGATATCTCCCGATCTTCAAAAGAATGAGGTTTTGACACCGTACAAGAATGTGAACGATCTCGCGAAAGTGCACATCGAGACGGTGAAAAAGGCCAAAGACTTAGAGGAAAGAGTAGGTAACTCGATCCCCAAACTGGGCGAGAATGCGACGCCGGAAGAGCGCGATAAGTTCTATACCTCACTCGGACGGCCCGAAAAGCCGGAAGGTTATGAGCTAGACCCCGATAAGAAGAATGCGCCTGAGTGGAACAAGTATTGGGAGGACACCCTGTTTTCCGAAGGTATTCCCAAGAAAACCGCTCAAGCTCTTCAATCGAAGTTGAATGCTCAGTTGACCTCAATGGTGGAAGCGCACAACGCCAAGATTCTCGCAGAGAACACCAAGGCGGCTGAAACCCTGAAAACCGAGTTGGGCGACAAATATGATGCGAGTGTAGTGCTCGTGTCGCGGCTATGGAAGGAATGGGGAAAAACAGAAGTCGAATTCGATAAGGCGTTTGCAACTGAAAGCAGCGCCAACCGAACTACGATGATGCGCTTCCTGTTGAACGTGGCCGCAAAAACCGGAGAGGATTCATCTTTGCGCGGGACTGGGCAGAGGGCGGAAGCGCCTAAACCCGGATACGATTTGAGTAAATTCAATCTTCCGCCAGCAAGGGTGTAGGTCTCTCTAAGGGGAGATTATCGCCATGGCAGACCAGTCTCAACTCGGTTACACGACGCTTACGGACGTAATTAACAGCTACTCGTCCTCAGATGCTCGTGCGCAGTTTGTCCAACCCTCCAAGGTGCTTGCTCGCGCTTGCCCCTTGCTTGAGTTCTTGCCTTTCGTTCCGGCAAACAACATGCTTTTCAACGTCGCACGGCGCACCGATTACTTGGACGTTCCTTCAACGCGCCGGTTCAACGAAGCCGCGAATGTCACTTCGTCCAAGAACACCAACATCACCGACGATATTGCTATGTGGGAAAACTGGAGTGTTGAGGATTCGGCGTTTGCCGATATTCAACCTGATCCCACGGCGTATATGTCCGATCAAATCAGCAACAAGATTGAGGGCTTCAAGCAGAAAATCGAAGTCACGTTGTTTTACGGGAATCCGGCTACCGATGTTGGCGGAATCAGGGGGCTGGCAACGCGAATCAATAACCTTGAATCGGTGCCCAACGGAGATGGAAGCTGGCCTGCGAATGCTTACAACGGCGGACTGACCTCCGGCAACGCCACCAGCATCTGGGTTCTTGAACTCGGAAGAGACAAGGTGCAGGCAATCTATCCCGCTGGAACTCCTGCGGGTCTGGAAATCAACACTATTGGAAAAATTCCGTGGACTATGGCTACCGGGCTGAGTGGCGTTCTCGGACAATCCAAGGCGCTGATGGCGTATGTAACCCAGTGCAAATGGAGCTTGGGGATTCAGATTGTTGACGAACGCTGCGCCCAGCGCATTGCCAACGTCAACCCTGTTCCTCTCCAAGTTGGCGGGTTCGATGAGAACCTGCTCGTCCAAGCACTCGGCAATTTGCCTTCCGCTGGTAACGCTCCCGGCACGGTGATTCTGTGCAGTCGCGCCGTTCTGAACGAGATGAACATTCGCGCAATGTCGCAGAAAACCAACGGCTACTACACGCAAAACCAGGAAACCGGCGACATCTGGGGATCGCGGCGTATTACGCGCTTCCAGGGAATTCAGGTTGTTATGGCCGAAAAGATTTCTAACTCGGAAACCATCATCACCTAGCCTATGTCGCTAGAGGGAGATCATCATGCTTTCAGACGCAATGCAGTATTTCCACGGAACTGGAACGTCGGCTTTCGGGCCGATTACCACCACGGCCAAGACGGGGTTTACTGGCTCTATCGCCACCACTGGAGTCTTGACTATCACCGCAGGTCCAGCCGGGGGCGAACTTCTGGTAGGGGACTCTCTTACGGGAGCTAACATCTCTACCACGCTTGGTCCTACCATCGTGACGGGCATTACCGCAATCACCGCCGCGAACGGCGTTGGCACCTACACTGTCAGCTACCCGCAACTGTCAACCAGCGCAACCATCAATGCTACCCCGGCGCTCTTGGGCGATCTTCTGGTCGTTGGGGCAACCTCACAGCAGAGCAACCAGGAGATTGACTTTGGCGCGCCGAACCCTGGCACGTCCAACCCGTTTATCTCCGCATTCCCGTCTTTGACCGAGAAGGGATACGCCTATCCGCCCGAAATTGTGGGCGACGGTGGAATCCCGTTCGGCGTTCACATCGTTGTTTCCGGGCCGGTTTACGGGAACTCACTCACCAGCATCGCGTTCAATGTCGAAACCGGGGCAGCGACAGGGGCTACAACGATTATCGCAACCAGGTCTTTGACCATCGCGCAACTGCAAGTTGCCGGAGCGCACTACTGGATTCCGGTTCCGGGGAACTCTGTTCTTGAGTTCCTTCGCTGGAACGCGGTCAACACGCCGGCCAACAACGGCTATGTCGGTTCCATCTATTCGTGGTGGGGACCGAAAGCAGGACAGGAGCAGTAGATGAAAGTTGTAGCGAAGTGCCTTGCGTTTGCTTGGGATAGTCTTGCCAAAAAAGCGTACAATCCCGACGCTGGGCCGTTGCCTGACGGCCTCTATGAGATCGACACGGATAGCCAACTGGCTACCTTGAAGACACTTAGAGGCGACTGGATTTTCCAGTATCCCGGCCATGAGGGGCGTCCAAAGCCGGGAGACAAGCCTGTAGCGGCTGTGGCAACGGCAACCATCAAGGAAGTTGTCGAGGCCAAGGCAGAGGCGGTCAAGGTTGATAAGCGCAAGGTGCCAATAACTGCCGAGCGCAAGGCTCAACTCGCGGCAGCACTCGTAAAGGGCCGCGCCGCGAAGAAGGCGCGAATAGCAGAATTGGCGGCTGCTTAGAACGGTCAACCATTCACCGGGGAGGCGTGGCCTACAAGCCTCGACCTCCCTTTTTCTTTAGGGAGTCTCGATGAACTATTCGCAAGTCGCCATAGCCAATATGAGTT